GGCTATTAGTGAGCGTACTTGTATATAGACTTCAAAGATAGCGATATGCCGTTCTCTAGCAACCTCCTTTGTATCTCTGCCTTGGGGACATTATTCTGGGAGTACGCTTTGATTAGTTCTATACCTACGTTAGACTTCTTAACGTAAGTTCTTTTCTTGGCTATCTCTGCCATTAGTATTTTTGCTTTCTCTGGGTCTTGCATTTCAGGATTGCCCAGTGACTTGATAATGCGTCCATTCTTTGTTACATGGAATCCGTTCTTCTGTATACGAACCTTTATTGAGTTTAGTCCTGCTGCTGTTCTTTCTGATATCATCACTCTTTCTCTTTCTGCCATAGAGCCGAACAGGTGGATAGAGAAGTTGTCCATCTCTGGTGCATCAGCACACTTGAATTGTACCTTACTATCCATTAGGTTTGCTATGAAACTTATGCTACGAGACAACCTATCTAACTTTGCCACGAGTAGTATTGCCTTCTCTCTTTTACACAAATTTATTGCCTCTCTTAACTTGGGTCTATCGCTCTTCTTTCCTGACTCAATTTCAGTAAAGGTTGCTAGTACTATCCCCTTGTTTGTTATTGGTAATACCATTTGTTCTTGTGCCTCTAGTCCTAGTCCGCTGTTGGCTTGTTTGTCTGTTGATACCCTGAAGTATGTGACGTAATTGTTGATTGTTGTGTGATTCATTTTCAGTTCTGATTATTTATTTTTATCTTTTTGTAATTTCTTTAACTCGTCCCTAAGCATTTGCTTTAGTCTTTCGTAATGACTAGCTGGAACTTTTTCCGATAGCACTATAGTAGGCTCGTTATACATTGAAGGTCTTGCCATATGTTTTTATTATTATTATGGTACAAATATAATTAAGTAGACTAAATAAACAAGTAAAAAAAAATAAAATAAATAAAATAACCCTAGCAATCAATACTAGGGCTGCTTGTACTTTTTTTTTATAATAACTTTATCATCGGGACTAATATTCCTTTACTTGTATTGTTGTCTCCTCCTAATGTATACTTCTGGTTGTTTTTCATAAAGCATTCTCTAACTACCTCCTTTATAATCCTTGTTGGGACTATAATAGCAGTGCCATGCGTCTCTATTCTGTATATCCAAATGTCTGCGGTGGTAATAGATATTCCACTTGGCTTGCCTCTTGAAAACACTTCTATAAATAGGTTGCCAGTCTTATGAGCCATTCTATCGCTCTTAACCTCTACCTTAAATGCTCCAGTGAATATTCCCTTTACCCAGTCTTCTGCCTCTTCGCCAAAAGCTAAGTCATGTGTAAATGAATTTGAGTGCTTCATATTATTTTTTTTTCCTTTTCCTTTTTTTATTATATTGTCTGACATATCATACATTATTTTTTAAACTCAATAGCGTTAAAAAATTACTGAATGATTTGTCACACATTTAGGATATATTTGTGACGAACTATCTCAAGAATACTTTAATAGTTCTACCACCATCTTGATACTGAACCTCGACTTCCTGAAAGTCTCCCATCTCTTTATACATGGTTAGTAATCTACCTATAGGCTTATCGTTGCCTGCGTGGTTAATAACCTCAAAACGAGTCACTTCTACTTCTTTTTTTTCTTTATTGTTTTCCATTATTTTTTATTTATTTGTTGTTAGGTATTGATGTAATAATCCTGCTATAGACTCTACTAGTTGCTCATTCATCCAATCTGGGTTTCCACTATGGTAAAGTATGCAATGTGCAAGCTCATGGCAAAACGTAGATTCGATGATGCTCTGCTTGTACTTTCTCCAGCCTTTCTCTGCCTTGTACTTGCTTGCTATTATGATTACGTTGTCATAAGATATAAATCTTCCGAAGCATTCGTTTTCAGCACAGTACTTATTATCGTACTTTACTACTATTGTTTGCCCTAGCATATTGAAGGAGGAAGGTATAATCATTATAAGAATGCTTTCTTTATCTCCTCCATTATTTCTGCTCTCTGTTCGTCTGTCATTGGAGCTGCTGGCTCATAATCCTTTTTGCTCATTTTCAGTTCTTCGCAATAAGCCCACAACTCATCCTCGTCTTTTAATATTTCATTACCATCCTTATCCCAAGCCCACGCATTCTTAGGGTCTCTCAAATCGTATAGGTAAGAAGAAATCCATTCTGCTGCGTCTTCTCCGTAGTAACACTTCATCATCATCTCTATGACGCTAACATACTCTTCCGTTACGCCAGTTACATCTACCATTGGGTACAGCACGTTAACAACTGCATCTGCCTTCCTAATCCTATCAAGGATACTTTTAAATACTTCTACTTTCATAATTTTTATTATTTTACCTCATTTATATCGTAATAAAAAGAGTTCGTATCAGAACTCACCCATCTATCGCTTTTAGCTTCCACACACTCTAATACAGTATCTACCTTAAAGCTTTTTGAATTAACAGGGAACTCGGCTGTAATGAAGTTAGAGTCCTTCCAGAATATTCTGTTATTTGGTTGACACATCAAATATCCATCATCAGCTCTCAGAACGTGTCCACACTTATAGTCAGTAGGCTCATCAGAGTATGGGTTATTAAACCAGTCAACAGTAAATAGGTATGTAGCCCAAGCGAATGTCTTGTCCTTTAGTATCACCTTACATCTTTTTTCGGTCAAGTAAGAATACTCAATAACGCTTACATTCTCTGAAAAGCAATCCCATAGTTGTTTGAAGTCAGCAGGTATATCATTCTCTGTACTTATTGTAAATAGTTCTGATATAGGAACTCTGCTGCGTAGCATTCCGTAGTCAGTCATAATGTGAAATGTTAGTATCTTACCTGCTATGCTCTGTATTGCGAATGCGTAGCAGTTATCAAATATAAGTTGGTCGGCTGAATCTTTGGTCATCCAGCTTCTTCTCACCTTTAGTTTTAAGTTAGGTATGTTTGTATTTAATACATTTGATTCGTTTATTACCATTACATTTATTATTTATTTATTTTTTTGAAATATCTTCTTGCTGATAGTAGGCATAATAATTTTTCAACATTTGGTTTTATTCCTATTTCTGGAAAAACTTCCATCATTACCTTAATTGCTTTTGTTGTTTCTTTTCTAGTGTATATTGTCATTTTTATTTACCTCCTATTTCTATTTCGTTTGATGGAAAGCTATCATAGAATTTCTTTACATATAATAGTCTGTAATTTCTTTGTGCTTCTTCTGCGTCCCACTCTTTGTTTTCCTCAACTATTCTGTCGTATTCTTTTTGAGAAATGATTCTCTTTAGTGCTTCTTCTCTGCTTGTTGTTTTTGCCATATGATTATTTTTTTTTATCTACTTATTACTACTCCGTTGTGAGTTAGAGTTACCTGACAAGGTACTTCCACATTCTCTACTTGTTTGTGTCTCTTTCTTAACCTCTTGCAGTAATGCTCGTAACTCCACTGACAACTTTTTTCTTTTTTATTATATGATTCCCATCTGTAAATCAAACCCTTAGCACATTTATTAGTTAAGTCGTACACTATATCGCTGATGCTGAAGTAGTAATGTTCAAAATATTTTACAATATTCCCAGATTGCTGTGCCATATTGTAGTCAAAATTAATTTTTTGCTTCTTTATAAACTCTTCTATATATCCTGTGCAGATGCGCTCGTATTGAAAGTTTAAGGTGGATATGGTTTCTTTGCGTGTCATAATTAAAAGATATAATCGTGATTACTAATTTGTCCGTTAATATAATAGTTTCTAAAGGTAAAGCCACTCATACTGTTTTGAAAGTTAGTCTTAACCCAGTTACTAGGTGGAGCAAAGCTAGGGAAATTATGGTATTGAAACTTAGTACTACAAGATTTATCTATCAACAATTGGTGACTATCTCCTTTATCAAACTCTATTACAACACCTTTATTAGATAAGTAATTTTGGTCAATAAAGTGAGAAATAGTCTTGATAATTTTGTCAGTAATCTGTGGTTTCATTCCAAACTTCATAGTTCCACCATCCTTGCCATGACACTCAATTATACAGAATTTATCTAGAACCATATAATAATCCATAAATTTGCGTTGTATGTTAATTATCACGTTATTAGGATATTTAAGTTCTATATAAGTCTTAAATGCCGAGTTCACTATGTAAGAAAATGCTCCAGAGTGATTATCATCGGTAATATTATTACAAACAATTTTATTGTAAAAAGGAATTAAGCTATCAATCATTCTTATTTTAAATCTAAGAGCAACATCAAAAGATTTTTGATTGTCCATATTCTGTGGCAAGTGATGTTCTCTTCTTATTGTCATGCCGTCCCAACCGTCCATAAAGTCTCCTAAGTCACTGATATACAGAGTATCAAACTTTTTGTGGTTTAATATCCAATCAACAGCTATTTTAAGTCTCATATTTAATTCTTCTTCATCCCACTTGCCTTCGTATAATGCAAAACCATCCTTATTAACACACATACCAACGTGAACATCAGTATAAATAAACCTGTCAAAGCCATGAAGACTATCGAGTGAAGGTTCTAATATAATAGGCTCTATCTTATCTTTGAATATTGATAGAAAATCTATTTCCTTAAAATCTATCTCACCTTCCTCTGGTTTTATATAATTAGGGTTCTTTACAAATACTGAGAAGTCTTTATTTCTTTTATCCCAATAATGAGGGACATCTTGACTAGCCATATTTACAGCTTCAGATACTTCAAAATCTCCTTCGTGATTATCTAATATCCTTTTCTTATGTCTGTATATATACTTCCTGAATTCTCTAAGCTCATTAAAACTTAAAGTAAAATTTAGTTTCTGACAAACCTGTCTTGCAATTTCGGTATCTGATTCTAAATTTTTTTCAAAAATAACTTCTTTAATTACCTCCTCGTAAATTGCCCACCTCGATACTTTATTGTTTGCCATATGTATTTTTTTATAACTTATTTATATGTTTACTTAAAAATAAAGCGAAGTCATACTTAAAACTATTATTTGGACAAACTTCAAACGCCCAATTAATCAATACTGATGCTAACCATCCTCTAAATTCATTTTTCATAAGTTTGTAATTTATTTTGCAAATATATTTCATAAAATGAGAAAAACAAATTATTTATTTATTATTTTAAATTATTATTGTTTTGACTTATATATTGGCTAAATATTGTTTTTATATTCTGTATTAGATAATATATTGTCCAGTAAATTTTAATTGGCTGATTTTCATTAATTATTTAAAATAAAGCTTGCGTGTTTAAAATGCTAAACTACATTTGCGACATGGAAAACATAGAAAATTATAAGAGTGTATTAGAATACGCCAAGGAAA